CGCCGCGCTCGCCGTGCGGTGTCGCCCCCGCGCCCGTGGGGCGGGGGCGCTGATCGTGAGGTCGTCTGCGACAGTGCGGGGCACCACGTCGATGCCGCGCAGCAGCGCCGAGTGGGTGGAGGCGTCACCGGAGACGGTGCCCCACGACGCCCCCGTGGACCACTGCCATTGCGAGCAGGTGACCGTTGGCCGGTCGAGGAACGGCAGTGGGAAGTCCCACTGCCAGCGAGACTGGTGCAGAGACCCGTAGGCGGCTGTCTCGGCGCGGATGACGGTGGTGCGGATAGTGCACTCCTGTACTCCGTCGGGGCGCCGTACCCAGCTGCCGCGGCCCGTCGTGCCCGACGTGGCCTGGCCGGGTGGGCCGATGATCGTGATGCGGTGCGGGCGCGCCTCCACGAGACACAGCACCATTTGCCCGGGCATCAGATGCCCGGCCGCATTGACGATGTTCCCGGCGTCGATCGCGGTGTCGGGGTCGTCCTCCAAGTGCAGGGCGCTGCCAGTCCAGCGGCCCCACAGGAACCGCTGCGGCTGCCCCGTGGCAGCGGCCTGCGCCAGCAGGGTCTTGGTGGCGTCTAGGTCCACAGCTGTCCTCCTGTGTAAACGCGGCGGAGTGTGTCCTCGACGACCGGCCCGACGCCGAGTCGGATACGGCGATTGGCGACGACCCCGGTCACGCCGAGACGGCGCAGGGTGACGCGGTCACGCAGCTGGATGCCGTCCACGGGATGGGTATAGGTGACACGGTGGGTCACGTCGATCGCCTGCGTCAGGAGCCGTTGCGCGTGCCGGTTGATCACCGCCTGATCCGCGGCCTCCAAATTATCGTACACTTTCACGATTTCGCCGCGGTGGTGTGTGGACAGGGGACTGGCAGGGTCGTCGAGACGGGCCACGCCCCGCAATCCCAGCTCCTGCCCATCCGATTTGGCGTAGGCGTAGACAACATTGGGGACGTCGTCCACGTTCGCCGCGTCCTTGTATCGCCGCAGGACCCGGTAATCCTCCGGCCGGCCGCCGTAGACGGCCGCCTCGATACGCTCGGCCGGCGGGATCCACGGCTCTGCCCGGAACCAACCATTCATGTCGCAGTAGAGGTGGCCGTAGCCGGCCACCTCCAGGAGGTCGTTGATCACGGTCAGCCAGGTGTCGGTTGGGTCCCACACCATGGGCGCCGACGTGGTCTTTGCCGAGGGCGCAATGGCGATCTGGTCCTCACCGCGGGCCAGGATCAGGTCGGTGACGCGCTGGATGATGGCTGTGCCAGCCCCGTACTGCTGCCGGATACCCGTGGGCTGCGACAGCACGTGGAGCTTGTCGAGCAGAGAAATCGAGGCACGACGGACGGGACCGTCGTGCTCCCACTCCGGCCATGCCGGGATCCACACGCCCATGCGGGTGCGTTGCCCGTCGGCGTGGTGGGCGATCCGCAGCCTCGTGTCTAGCCAGTCGATCGTCTCCGGGGGGTCGAGTACCTCGATGGTTCCGGACCCATGAATGGGGCGACTGACCGACCACTCAAGCGACCCTCCGGTGACCTGGGCGAAAGGGCCGCGGTAGTCGCCTCGGCGCCCCACCAGGTCGATGGTCCAGTGCTCAGTCACTGATCCTCACCGCCGTCCCAGAGATCTTGACGGCACGGGAGGCGCCACGCTGCGGGGCGATGGCGGGTCCGGTGGCGGTGAGAGTGGCTCGCCACCGGATCCCGGTGGGATCCCGATACCAGATCCGCTGCCCCAGCAGCCGCAGCCACACGTCCCGCGGAGACCCCCAGCGCGGCGTCAGCAACCCCGAGAACCGCACCTCAGCGGTGCGGCGCCGCCCGTAGTGGGCGACCGGATACTGCTCCGCATCATCAGTCTCATACTCGGCCAGAACCAGCTCATGGCTGTGCGTGGTAGCCAGCTCCATGTCGAGGATCAGATGTGCCTTGGTTCCATCGTCGCCGAGGAGCCAGGCGCGACGGGTGTGGGTGCCGACGGTGACCACCACGGGGGTGGATTCGGTGGGCAGCTCAGAGATCGCCGTCACCCTGTACATAACTTCCCCGCCCAGATGCGGGGTGGGGTCGGTGACCACGATGTGCGGCCCAGGCTGGATGTCGAGGGTCTGCCATGTCTGCCCGGCATCACGCGATACTTCGACGCGGATCTGGGCGGTGGCGACAGGTCCGGTTTGGGCGTCGGCCGTGATGACGACCTCGCCTTCCTCCTCGATGTAGCGGGCGGTCACGACGGGCGAGGCTGGTTCGGCATAGTCGACCTTGAAGTCCACGCTGGCCCAGCTGGACCATAGGCCGGAGCCGGACCGTACCCTGACGGCGGCGCGATGCTGGTGCATGTCCGCGGCCAGGGCGGGGGCGGTGAGGATTCCTGGCGGGCCCTGGCCGGACCATGCCGCCACCTGCCGGTTGGCGGTGAGGTCGGTGAGGGTGGCTTCCCAAGCGGTGATGAGCCACGCCGGATCTGGTTCCGTCCCGTTGGCGTGGATCCGGGCCCGGTTGGTGGCAACGACCTCGTCCGGGGTGGGGGAGGTGATCGTGGCAGCCGGTGGGGCTGCGACGCGGAATCCCGACGGCGCGGACCACGCGGACCAATCGTCGTGCATGCCTTTGGTGCGGGCCCGCCACTGCCAGGCGCCGACGGTCAGGCCGGTCTCGTGGCTGGGGGTTGGGCCGGTGACCGTGGCGGTGTCCCAGTCGCTGTCGCCGACACGCTGCCACTGCACTTCCGCGCTGGTCTGGTCGGTGAGGTCCCGGGATTCGTGGCGCCACTGCATGCGCACCGGCTCCTCGACGGACACGATCCCGGACGGCCCCAGCAGAGTCGGCGCAGCGGGGGCTTGCAGCGCCGGCACGGTGATGGTGGTGGCCCACTGGGACCAGCGCTGCCCACCCTCGGACACGCCGGACTTGCCGCGGAATTGCACGGTCTGGCCGGCGGTGGGGGTCATGGAGGCCTTGCCGTCGCGGCCGTCACCTTGGGTCCAGTACTGCCACGGCCCGCCATTGATGGAGCGTTCCAGATGCCAATGCTCGGGGTAGTTGGCGGTGGCGGTGAGGTCCACGGCCACGGCGTAGCCTTCGCGGTAGACCCGCAGCTGTGGGGCGGAGGGGGTGGTGCGGATCGCTCCGGTCTCGGCCCATGCGGATTCGTAGCCGGAGCCGTTGCCGGCGCACACCCGCCACTTGTAGCGCGAGTTGGGGCTCAGGCCGTAGTCGCGGAGGCTGGTGCCGTAGACGGTGCCCAGCCGGGTCCACCGCTGGAGATGCTCCGCCCACTGCTCGACGTAGTAGCGGTCCGCCAGGTCGGTTGCGCCCCACGAGATCAGCGCCTCCGTGTCGGAGACGTACTGGGCCCGTGGTGCTGGACGGCCGGGCAGGCCGGATGTGACCCCGGGCAGGGTCACGGTCGACGTGTGGGAGGCGGTGACGCCGGAGCCGATGTAGTCCACACCGGACAGGGACGCCGCGACCGCTACCTGGTGGGGGCCGGCCGTGTAGATCGGCAGGGACCCGGATAGGCGCTCCAGGATGGTGGAGCCGCCGGTGGAGACCCGCACTCCCATGCTGGTGGATGCCGATCCGAGGGCGCCGGAGCGGTTGTACTGCGCGGACGAGTCCCAGAAGCTGTAGCCGGCCTCCACGGAGATGATCAGCTGCACCGGGACGGTGGTGGCGCCGAGTGCGGGGGTGCCGATCGCCCAGTCGAACCGCAGGCGCATGCGCTTCGCCGCTCCGGCGCTCGGCGCCCACGGCCCGTAGGTGCTGGTGCCGTAGCCCATCTATCGGCCTCCCATCTGTCGTACCGCGAGCGGTAGGGTCCGCAGGAAATCCACTAGGGCTTCGAGGTCGCGGAGCGCCCCGGCAGGGATCTGCACGGTGACGTGCATCTGCTGCACGCCCGGGGCCGCTGTGGCTGCGGCGAGGCGGGCGAGCTGCTGGGTGGGATGCACATACGACCGGGGCGGCAGGGACACAAGCTCCGGGCCGTTTTCCCCGACCAGCGCGAGGCCGCCCGGCGTGTACCCGCCATCAGCGAAGTGGGGGATACCGATCGAATCGGCCACCCAATCCTTGATGGCTTGGATGGGCCATTTCGCGATTCCCTCGCCGAGCTTCCCGAGGACGCCGCCGCCCATATTTGTGAGGGACTTCCAGGCGCCAGCGATCGCGTCGTTGAACCAGCGCAAAGGGGCGGTGACGAAATCCCATGCGGCCTGTGCGGCGCCGGCCAGGAAGTCCCAAACCTTCTCGCCCCATCCCTTGGATTTCTCGACCGCCTCGGGCGACGCATTCGCGGGGAGACCGGATACGACGCCAACCCTCGGACCGTTGTCCCGGCCCCCGAGGCCATCGCCTCCGCGCAGGTAATCCTGCGCCTGCCACACCGCCGACCCGCCAGCGGTGCCCGCCCCGGGCAGCGGCACACCATGGGCGTGCGCCACCCAGTTGCCCTTGCCCGCGCGATCCCAGGTCGGAATGCCGACGCGCCGCAACGGCAGGATGAAGGTTCGGTATCCGCCGGTGATGTCGAGGGCGTCGCCGGCGTGAGACGTGCCCGAGTAGGACGTGCGTGGCCGCCACCCGCCCTGAGTGATGTGCATCTGGGCGCCAGCCAGCTTCTCCGC